GGCATATATGCCGGCTTCGTTGAAGGTAAGACCTTACATTAATTATCAGATTTGATTATCAGATTTTCATTTCGACTAACGATATCTGTTTTCAAAGCAAATTTTGTTTATAACTTATTTGCTTTTTAAACTTTTATCATTAAATCGTTATGCATTTTTGTTAATTCATTTCTGTTAACACATGCAAACTTTCTTTCACCTCTGCCAATAATTGGTGATTAACCATCACCTGGTAGTTGTTACTTCAAAAAGCGTTTTATGGTTCATTTCCACTCGCTTCTCTTTGAGTTTTCTTAATGCGAATTTTTCTTTTGATGGAGAAATAGTTTGTCCTTTACCAATTTTATGCGTAAAGTACCTGATTGCACTCAGTTTGTGCGACAGATCCTGGCTGGACCCAGGAATACTAAGTTTTAGGAGTTTTCGGATTTGCTCGTCGATTTCTTAGTATTATCCAGATAAAAACCGAATTCCATGAATCATGACCTTTATCGAAAAGTCGAGAGCTGTGCTTGAGATGGTCTGTGAAGAAAACGGTGTGAACGATTCGAAGTTGCTCGAACAAGAGTACAGCAACTTCAATCAACAACATATCGTGGCCCCGTATACGATCGGCCTCCACCACCATACTCATGATACGGCCAGTAATGATGACGATGCTTTGAGCGTTCCAGCGCTTGATGCCAACAATGCTACTGGACCCTTTTGTGACGCTAGTTCACATGAGAGTGATTTAACCGTAGATAATAATATTCATATTCATACTCAGGCGGGTTCAGATATTAATTGGACCCCCGAAATCGATCGAGCTATCGTTACTTATATGAATGGCGCCGGGACACGTTCTTCGGCGTTACCGGATATTCTTTCCGGCATATCAGCATTTGAATTATTGAAACGCTGGCGCGAGCTTGATCAAACCAATTTCCTATTACCCAATTTTGGCGGTTCTTGGACCGATGGATCTTATACTGACACTGATTCGACTTCAAGCTCTTATGCTGAGTCCCATCCTTGGGCCTTCATGGCCAAAGACTTCTTAAATGGAGTTGCAGACGTCATAGATTCCGCCCCATATTTTTGGACTGTCACTGTTTTCAAGATCTATAAGGCTAGGAATGATCCTATTGCCAGAGCTCTAGTTCTCAACGACATCCTATCCAGGCATGTGAACCTTATCCGCTCATTTGCCGACAAACAATTGCCAGAAGGACACATATTCGACACTGCAAGGTTGCTCGATCAGGTGGCTGATAGCTTGGCTGACCTCACTGAAGATGAAATTAGTGAGTTTTCCCGTGCTTCCAGCGCGCTGAGCCTTGGTTCACTTGATGGCGATATTGTTGATTATCAAGCTGGTGCTGATTTCTTCGAACATTTCAATACTTTTGCCAATGCTTACGCCGCTGTTACAGCAATTTATAAGTACATGCAAGATCGCCAAGTGATTTACCCACTTATCAAGTTGCTTGTTGGCGGCAGTCTTTTTGCATTTGGCTCCCACATTGGTGATTCGGAAGTTTTCACTAGTGAGAATATAAAAGCTGCTACAAACACCATTTATGGTTTCTTTCGTACTGGAACCGTTGGTGCTTTTATGCAGGTTTTTGATTCCATCAGCAAGCTTTTCACAACATGGATTAACTCCGATGGTACGTCGATTACTCAACATTTGCAAAGGACTAATAAAGCTGAACATTATTATCAGCTTGGGATCAAACTTTTGAAAACCCAGCCTACTTATGCAATTGAACTTGTGACTGTCCAGAAAGCTTATTTGGCCGAGGTTAACGACTTCATTGGATATTGCGTCGATCATTTAGGCGCAGGAATCCATGTCAAGAATCCTTGGCACGCAGCTTTTTCCATCATACCAAACCGTGATCGTATCACTTGGTTTCAGATTACTTGGCGCCAATTGGATGCTTTCTACACTATTGAGATTAGTAGGAGCATGCGTATGCAGCCTTGTGTCTTTTTCCTAGAAGCAGGTTCTTCCATTGGTAAGACCACTCTTCAAAGGATTTTGAATCAAATGATTTTGACTGAACATTTGGGTGTTCCAGTGGATCAGGTGGATACATTCACCTACCCTTGGCCTTCTGACGAGCCCACTTTTGCAAATGGGGCTAAGAATTCGATGATTACAGTTATCTTCGATGACATAGGCGCTCTTCGTCATGATATTACCAAGTCCACAGGGGGCGACCCATTCATCAAGAAGTTGCTTGGGTTACTTAATATGCATCCCTACGGTCCTGATCAAGCTGCATTGGAGCTTAAAGGGAAGATTTTCCTTGCTCCTGAACTTGTCATTTTGTCCACGAACAATCCCAAACTTGGCCTTCATCTTACATACAATGAACCAAGTGCGGTTTGGCGGCGTTTAGGATCTATCATTCATGTGGTTGTCGCTCCTGCTTTTGCCACGAAGACCGCAACCCTCGATGACAAAAAACTCAACGATTGGTGCTTAGCTCATCCAGGGGAAGTCCCTGACGCTTGGCAATTTCGCATTGAGAGCTTCACGGCTGACAACAGAGATTACAACCTAAACGGGAAAGGTATCAAAGTGGTTTCCAACCATTTTCCTCCTTTGGTGGAACCAATGATGGATATGCCAACTTTCCTGAAGTGGGCTAGCGACAAATTCGCTGCTCATAAGACCATCCACACCAGCATTCTTGACACATTGAATGTGCCCTTCAATTTTGGGCCAATATTGCGTCCTGGTGAGGAAGTGGTGGAGCCAGATTTTATTGAGCCCCAATCTGGGGCCGATGCTTGGTTTATGGCTAAATCCCATTTCCAACCCGCTGTGCCCTTTTGGGCTCAGTATAATATCACTTCCACTATTTGTGATGCTACAAACATTTCGTTTTGTGCTATGTTTGCATCAGTGTGCTTCATTTTCATTCTCCTTTGTGGCCCTTTGAGGTCACTCTATCGCAGGGCGGCTAATTGGTATAATGGCTTGCTTCCAGTTCACATCATTCGTGGTTTTCACA